GAGGCAGTAGTATGGACGTAATTTGGAATCCAAACGAGTTATGCCACTATGGTACGAAAGGTCAAAAATGGGGCGTTCGTCACTATCAGTTAGATGACGGAACTTGGACAGAACTTGGAAACCGTAGACGCAGAATAGGCGATGGAAGACGTGGTGGACACGGTGATATTACGTCGCATAAAGGACGTTCATCTAAGGTTGAACGCGTGTCTTCTGGTCATAACAAACAAACTGCATTTGATCAGAATAAACGATCATTTTCAGGAACAAATAATCGATCCGTATCAAATGACGAAGCAGCTAAGCGTGCTCATCGAAAAGAAGTAGCAAAAAAGGTCGCTATTGGAATCGCCGCTGTAGCTGGAATCGCCGCTGTAGGATATTTGGCATATGGTTATGGCTCTGCTATCGCTCAAGTAACAACTGATGTAAATAGTGAAGAGTTTTTTGACTTATACGGCCTCAATAAAATAGAAAGTGTTAAACAAAATGTTATTGAAAAGGAAGTCGTTGATTCTTGGGGGGAAAAATTTGTAATACCAGAAAACCCTAAAGCGATTAATTATGACATTCTTAAATATTCCGGGAACGACTTCGAGTCTACTATCCATACAGATGCAACGGTGATTAATCACGGTGGTACTTTAGGACATCTTCTTTTGAATAGGGACAATAATTGCGCATATTGTTCACTCGCATACGATTTAAGAAGACGTGGTTATGATGTTGTAGCCAATGAGACAATAGATGTTAGGAATTCTTTTGGCATGGTGACAAGACACGGAGGTTTAACCAAGACAGATATATCGGAAATATATGAAGGTTTACGTGGAGATAATTTCAAAAGCCTTGATGGTGATGATTTACTTATATCAAAAAAAACTGTCAAAAATGCATTGGACACGCTTTCGGCAGAAGGTGAAGGAGCCAGAGGAATCATAGCAGTTGGCTGGTCTGATTTTTCTGGGCACGCTCTAAACTATGAAGTACATGACGGTAAAACATATATTATCGATTCTCAAATAGGGAAAGTCTATAGTTCACTTGAAGACATTCAGAAATATTTTAGTAATTGTGTTGAAATATCGTCCTTAAGGACTGATAACTTAACTATTAGGTCTGGTAAAGCCACTATGCCTTATGTCGCTAATAGACGAGAATCTACTCTCGATAAGGAACATATGAATAGGAATATTAAGAGTTTCTTAGTCAAGAGTACTGCGCAAGTAGGCGCTATTGCGAGCATTGCATATGTACGGAAGTATCGAAAAGAACACCCTAACACTAAGAAAACAGACGCCGAAATAAAGAAAATGTACGAGAAGGAGAAAAAATCATGACGCCTGAAGAAGCAAAAGCAATACTGGAAAAAGCAGAGCCTGGGGTTGTGATCAACGGTTATAGAAAATACGAGGGCAATATTGTGTTTGATGCAGTAACAAAAGATCAGCCCTATTTTATGATCGGCAATAAAAAACTTTATCTTGATGCACATTGGGCTGTAACAAAAGATGGAAAGGTTTTCCCATTTATCGCTAACACAGGCGATGGCGGAGCGGACTTCTTCGATCAGGAATTTATTGAACTTTAATAATTGAAAGGAAAAATCAAAATGGTATTTTCTAATACTGCTGTACCAAAATATTACGGCAGTTTTAGAGATGCCGTAATTGCTGGTAGAGTTCCGGTATGCCACGAAATCTCGTTGGAGATGAATCGAATCGACGCATTAATCAGAAACCCTGCAATATGGTATGACTCAGAAGCGGTTGAGGGCTGGATCCGTTTTTGTGAAAACGAATTAACCCTCACCGATGGGTCTGATTTTCACATGCTCGATACATTTAAGCTTTGGGGTGAACAGATATTTGGTTGGTATTACTTTACTGACAGGTCTGTTTATGAACCTGGAAAAGATGGTTTGCCGGGACACTATGTTAATAAACGAATTAAGAAAAGATTGATTAATGAACAGTATCTCGTAATTACAAGAGGTGCTGCTAAAACAATGTATGATCATTGTATTCAATCTTATTTTTTATTAATCGACACGAACACAACAAACCAGCTTGCTACTGCTCCAACGATGAGACAGGCAGAGCAAACGCTACTTCCGTTTAGAACAGCTATCGCAAGAAGCAGAGGACCATTGTTTAAGTTCCTGACAGAAGGTAGTTTACAAAGCACTTCTGGCTCAAGAGCGAAGCGCCAAAAACTTGCTTCTACAAAGAAGGGCATCGAGAATTTTATGACAAATTCGTTATTAGAAATTCGACCGATGACGATTGATAAGCTACAGGGCTTCCAGTTCAAGGTATCAACTGTCGATGAGTGGCTTTCTGGAGACATCAGAGAGGATCCTATTGGGGCCATTAAGCAAGGTGCTTCGAAAGACCAATCAGGGACTGAACGAGACGATTGGCTGATTGTGGCAACATCCTCTGAGGGTACTGTCAGAAACGGCTCTGGTGACACCATTAAGATGAAGTTACTCAAGATATTAAAGGGAGAGCAGATAGACCCTCACGTCTCGATTTGGTATTACAAACTTGATAGTATCGACGAAGTAGGAAAGCCAGACATGTGGCTAAAGGCGAATCCGAACTTGGGAAAGACTGTATCCTATGAGACATATCAGAGAGACGTTGAGACTGCAGAGAAGAACCCTGGAGAAAGAAACGATATTTTAGCAAAACGTTTTAACATTGCTATGGAAGGATACACATATTTCTTTACGTATGAAGAAACGCTACCTACCATACATCGTGAGTATTGGGGACTTCCATGCGCAATGGGGTTAGACTTGTCGCAGGGAGATGACTTCTGCTCTGCTTCTTTCTTGTTTCCGTTACCTGGAGGTAAATTCGGCATAAAAGTTCGAGACTATATTTCTGAACGAACTCTGATGAAGCTACCTATTGCTTTGCGAATTAAGTATGAAGAGTTCATCAAAGAAGGTTCGCTCATCGTTATGCCCGGAAGCATATTAAACATGATGGAGATCTATGAAGAATTAGACCATCACATCATGCAATCACAGTACGATGTTAGGGCAGTAGGATACGACCCATATAACGCTCGAGATCTGATTGAAAGATGGATTACAGATAATAGTTCTTATGGTGTAGTGAAGGTTCCACAAGGAGCACGAACCGAGTCGGTTCCTCTTGGCGAGCTAAAGATATTAGCGTCAGATAAAAAGCTCGAACATGACCAGGCGCTCATGACGTTCTGTATGGGTAACTCGATTGCGCTAGAAGATTCTAATGGAAATAGAAAATTATACAAAGCAAGGCGTCAAGAGAAAATAGATGCAGTAGCAGCTACTCTGGATGCCTTTATTGCTTATAAAGCAAACAGGGATGAGTTCGTATGAGAAAACAAATTAACATGGAAGATGCGGCTTATATTCTGCAGAAGGAACTTGGCAATGCCACGATTAGAAATTGTCGTGACTATAGAGGATACTATGTTTTTTGCGCGATTGATAATTCGAACCCAAGCGAAACGGTCAATGGCAGAAAACTTGTAATGGATCCTTTTTATGCTGTAGATAAGAAGACCGGTAAAGTGAGTCGTTTTATCCCTGCTGCGTTAGGTAAGCCAAGCGATTTTTTTAAGATTATGCCGATAGAGGTTACGTATGAGTAGTCTTAAAAAAGACGCATACGACGCTATATGGAACCCAAACGAACTTTACCACCATGGTATCAAAGGTCAGAAGTGGGGTGTCCGTAGATTTGAGAATTATGACGGGTCATTGACATACGCTGGGAAATTACGGTATGGACGAGGGCTAATACGAAGTAATTCTAGAATTAATAGGGATATTTCTACAGGTCATCATTACTATAACAAGATGAAAGACACTAGCCTTAATGAGATATTTGAAAAAAAGAAGAACCGCTCAAGCGGTGACTTCGAAAAAGACATCCAAAAAGATGCTAAGGCTGTAAACAAAGGGGGCATGGCCTCAGCTGTTTTTTTGAAGAATAGAGATGAAAACTGCGCTCTTTGTACGACAGCATACGAATTAAGGCGAAGAGGATATGACGTAATCGCATCGACAGGCACTGGGGTAACTTATGATGGGATTCGTAGTATCTATAAAAACCCTCCTGAATTTGAAACTTATGCTGGTAAGAGTTGGATGGGACTTCACGAAAAAGATCTTTCTGATAGTGAATCATACGCTCTTGCGATGAAGAGCAGACAGATAACTAGGGATCAGTTCAGACGAGTAGAGAAAAAGCTACTAGCCCAAGGAAATGGCGCACGAGGTAATTTATGTATTGAATATGCAGGCGGCTATGGCGGACACTCTATAGCTTACGAAATACATAAGAACAAGCTTTATATTATTGATGGCCAGATCGGCAAAGTATATAAAGACCCATTTGAAGCAATGGACGGTGCATGTTGTGTATCTGGGCTACGAACAGATAATTTAAAAATCGATTACAACGTAGCCAAAAAATACATGAGAAACCGCAGCGAATCAAGGTGGCTAAAAAACGAGGGTATTAGCGACACAGGAAAGCAACTAATTTCACTAGGTGTGCGCTTAACTTTTCTTATATGGAGTCTGAATAAATTACATCAGGCTGATCAGGAGACGAAAAAGAATGAATGAGGTTTGGAACCCAAACGAACTTTACCACCATGGTATCAAAGGTCAGAAGTGGGGTGTCCGTAGATTCGAGAACTATGATGGAACTTTGACACAAGCTGGTAAAGACAGATACGGTTATAAAAATACAGAACGAAGACGTTCTAATAATAAAAATAGTATTAAAGATTTTTACAGAAAGCATAAAACAGCAATCAACGCTACGGCCGCTATTGCTGCCACTGCACTTGTTGCATATGGGGCATATAAAGTAGCAAATATTGACGGTGGATTAGCCGACATGGGCCGCAAAATAATATCGAACATTAATACAGATGAATTAATCTCAACGGTTAATGATCTAGGCAAGAAAGCTGGTAAGGTGTTAAGCGAAACTGGCGTCAAAGCTGGGAAGGCAGTAGGCGAGGCCGGAGTAAGAGCAGGTAAAGCCGTTGGTAAATCCATTGCTAAAGGAACTGACGCAGCTATTTCTGCGGCAATGGCCACTGCCGGTAGCATTGCGATCTTAAAGATAGCAGAAAAATATGCTCCAGATGATTCTGATTCGGAAACTGTCAAGAACATAAAAAAGATAGCTGTAGAATCAGCGACTGCTGGAATCAATGCTGCCACCAATGCAAATTCGTCATCTAACAAGAACAACAATAATAATTCTAAAAAGGGTGGCAATGTTGGTAAAGAAGTTAGCGATGCTATTGGGGCCCCCAGCAATAAGGGTATAGACAGATCAAGTGCGCGGTATCAGGCGTTATTTAAGGATTCTAATGGAAATCAGAGAGACGCAGACACTCGTGCGATCATCAAGAGCATGGCTTCTGCTGGGTACGATATTGAGCAGATAGAACAGTATTTAGAGCTAAAGCATTCATACATGTTCGGCGGCTTGTATCATTCAGACGTATGGAATCCTGATGTGCTTTGCCATAGTGACACAATCTTTGGCGCTGGAAATCAAAATGGAAGATCAGAACCTTACCATCATGGTAGCAAGGCCCAAAAATGGGGAGTCCACAGCTTCTATAGCTTCTATTGAGCTAGAAAATGCGTTGAAGAACGAACTAAAACGAAGAGGTAAGAAGTAATGAATGAGGTTTGGAACCCAAATGAACTTTACCACCATGGTATCAAAGGTCAGAAGTGGGGAATCAGAAGATACCAAAACCAGGATGGCAGTTATACCGAAGAGGGTCGTAGAAGGTATTTAGCTGATCAGACTAAGGGTTTGAAAAGAGGCACGGACAAATACGACCGAGTTGCACGAAGAGCGAATGCTAAATATAACAGAGTGCAAAAAAGAGCGGTTAATAAAAAAGCGAAGCAAGACTATAGACTCGAACGTAGAGAACAGATGTATAGAGACGAGCGACTCGATGATGAAATCGATGTTAAAAAGTACGCGTATGATCGCGAGACAGCACGTAACGATATAGATTCTTTTACGTTTAATCGAGATAAGTTTAATGCCGCAAGAGAAAGACAAAGGCAGGCAGATAAGGATTTCGAAAAAGCAGAACGTGCGTATGCTGTAGGAAAATACACTGTTGAAAAAGACCGTCGGACATCAAAAATGAAACTTGCTGAAATTACAAAAGGCAAGGATTCATATAAGTATAACGTTGGTAAGCAGGAAGTCGAGAAAATGATGCACGAGTTTGATCATGATAATAGTCACTACGTCGTCAAAGAACTCGCTGACGGAACATATAGTGTAATGAAGAATGATTTCAGATACGAGACGGAAACACATACAAATCCTGAAAGTGGCATGACATACGAAACAAGAAGGCGTGTTAACTATAACTATAGAACCTTGGATGACAATTGATCTTATGAATTAGAAAATGAAAGGATAGACTAATGAACGACATTGTTTGGAACTCAAACGAACTTTACCACCATGGTATCAAAGGTCAGAAATGGGGTGTTCGTAGGTTTCAGAATCTGGACGGGACGTTAACGAGTGCAGGTAAGGGTAGATATGAATCCTCTGACTATGACAAACACATGAGAGCTAAGCCTGGTACTGCAGATGCAAGTAAAAACCCACTGCTTGGACGTAGGTTTAACGCTCCTTTAGAGTCAAGAATCAAACGAGGCAAAGAACTTAGAGCACGAGGCAGGACAATGCCTGGCGCAGTAGGTAGAGCAATCGGTAGGGAACTGGCTGTTTCTCTTGCTGCTGGCGCAGTGATGTCTGCAGTATCAACAGTCGCTGGCGCCACGGCAATGAACGATCCGGAGATGGCTGGCGCTATTACGCTTGGTGTTGGTGCGTTTAATTCGTTAGTATCGGCTGGCGTTATGGCTCACACGGTGACTAACGTTACTAGAACGGTTCAGGACTTACGCGATATGTCTGATTATGACAATAGTAAGCATTACAAAAACTATAAATAAAATGAGAATTTTCTAAAGAATTCAAAATGGTTTTTAACACATAGAAAGGGAGGTATTAATGCCAACAGATTCGTTAGGCACCAGGATTAAACGATCTTGGAACGCCTTCTTTAACAAAGATCCGACGGTTGAGTATCTACCAAACATTGATTTAGGAGCTGCATATTCTAGAAGACCTGATAGACCATATTTACGATATGGGAACGAAAGAACGATTATTGCATCGATTTACAATCGAATCGCAATGGATGTAGCAGCCGTTAAAATCGAACACGTCGATACAGATGAATCTGGCAGATATTTGAGAACGCATAAGTCTGATCTGAATAAGTGTTTGACTTTATCCGCTAATAAGGATCAGACAGGCAGGGCCTTTATTCAAGATGTTGTCATGTCAATGCTTGACGAAGGTGTTGTTGCTATTGTTCCGATTGATACTACAGACAATCCGATGAGTACTGACTCATACGATATTCAATCGATGAGGACAGGTAGAATCGTAATGTGGTATCCAGACCATGTTAAAGTAAATGTGTATAACGACAGGACGGGTTATAGAGAGGATCTTGTGATGCCAAAGTCAAAAGTGGCGATCATCGAGAATCCTTTTTATTCTGTCATAAATGGTCCGACAATTAAACGTTTGGTAAATAAACTTAATATTCTCGATGCAATCGATGAGCAGACTGGGTCCGGAAAAATGAACATGATCATTCAGCTCCCTTTTCAAGTCCGTTCTGAAGCACGTGAAAAACAGGCAGAGCATCGTATCGAGATGATAGAAAAGCAATTGTCTGGATCAAAGTTCGGTATTGCATACGCTGATGCAACAGAACATATTACTCAGTTAAGCAGACCGATAGAAAACAACATGCTCGAGCAGATCGAGTATTTAACAAAAACGCTTTACACTCAGTTAAACATTACGGATGAAATCCTTAATGGATCGGCTAACGATATCGTCATGTCAAACTACATGGCGCGCACTATTGAACCTATTGTAGCCGCAATTGACAACGAGATTGAGCGTAAATTTTTAACAGCAAATGCTCGTACAAGAGGACAGTCAATCATGTATTTCTCTGATCCCTTTAGACTCATACCAGTTACTAAAATGTCTGATCTTATTGATAAGACAACTCGTGGAGCAATTATGACGTCGAATGAATGGAGACAGGTTATTGGCTTACGGCCTTCAGAGGATCCTGATGCAGATGCTTTAAGAAACAAGAATCTAAATCAACCTGCAGGAGAGGAGAGTCCGAACGGTGCGGAAGACATGGTCGGTCAGATTCTAAGCGATGAAAATAGTGGCGAACCAGAGATGGCTGATGAGTACCAAAGTGCGAGTGGTTAGAACATGAGTGAGGAAAATTCAAAATGGAAAAGAAACCGTTAAGAGATTATTCTTTTGCCGGCTACGTAACACGCAATGACATTAAGTGTGCTGACGGAAGAACAATCAAAAAAGACGCGTTCCGAGATCAGGATGGAAAAATTGTTCCTCTTGTATGGAATCACAACCATAACGATCCTGACTTCGTTATTGGGAACGTGTTATTGAAGAATCGTCCAAACGGCGTATATGGCTATGCGTCCTTGAATGACACAGAAAAGGGTCAGCAGGCGAGAGCACTCGTACAACATGGTGACGTATGTGCGTTTTCAATCTATGCAAACCATCTGTCTCAGAAGGGTGGAGACGTCGTTCATGGAATTATTCGAGAAGTAAGTTTGGTTCTTGCCGGTGCGAACCCAGGTGCATATATCGATACGATTATGGAGCATAGTGATGAAGATGGCGGAAGCGTTAAAGGATATTACTATGTCTATGACGAAAACGACCCCTTGGTTCATTCTGACACTGGTGAAAACATTAAAGTTTCGGAAAAAGAGGAGGACGAAATGGACGAGTCTAAAAACAAAAAGAAAAAAACAGATGTAGAAGACGAAGAAGTTGAAGCGACTGAGGAAGACGAAGAAGTCGAAGCAACCGACGAGGACGAAGACGAGGACGAGGAAGAAAAAGTCGTACCAAAGAAAAAACTGACGCTTAAGAAGAATAAGGCTAAACCTCTTAAAGAAGACGAAGATGATGAAGAAGATGAGGACGAAGAGCCTGTTAAGCACGCAGATGTTGAAGATAAAAGGGAGAAAGTGAACATGGCTAAAGAAGCTACTGGTGGAGAAAAGACAGTAAAAGACGTATTTGATGAACTCACAGACGAACAGAAAAAGGTCGTATATTTTATGATTGGACAGGCCGTTGAGCTTGCTAAGAAGGGCAAAGCTGGTGCCGCAGACGACGCTGATGACGAGGAGGATGAAGAAGTGAAGCATAACGCATTTGATGAATACAGTTCAGAAACTTATGTAGGCGATGAAGGCACACCGCTGTACCATTCCGACATGGATGCTCTGACACAGGCTGCATTCGCTGATATTCGTAAGTATGGTGGATCTTTCCACGATGCTTTCCTGGCACACGCAGAAGGCGATTATGGTATCGGAAATGTTGAACTCCTGTTCCCGGATGCTAGAGCGGTAGACAACGAGCCTGAATTCATTGCTCGTCAGACAGAGTGGGTAACTACAGTTCTGCAGGGAACACGCCACCTCCCTTATTCCAGGATTAAGACAATCTTTGCAGATATTACAGAAGATGAAGCAAGAGCAAGAGGCTATATTACTGGTAAACTGAAGAAAGAAGAGTTCTTCACTCTGTCAAAGAGAGAAACAACTCCTACGACTGTTTACAAGAAGCAGAGGCTTGATCGTGACTATGTTCTCGATGCATCAGCAACAATTAACGTTGTTACATGGCTCATGTCCGAAATCAAACTGATGCTTAATGAGGAAGTTGCAAGGGCAATCCTTATCGGTGACGGCCGTGAAGTTACAGATCCCGATAAGATTTCTGAAACAAACATCAGACCTGCAGCTACAGACGTTGACCTGTTCACAGTGAAGCGCGTACTTACAGCTGCAGAACTCGCTAAGCCTGCTGATACAATCGAGGCTATGTCTAAGGCTCATAAGGACTATCGTGGAACAGGCACACCTGTACTCTTCACAACTTCTGAGTTCCACAGTGACATGCTTTGGGCTAAGGATAGCATGGGCCGTAAACTGTATGATTCCGATGCTCAGCTTTGCTCTGCTCTTCGTGTAAGCAAGATCGTCGAAGTAGAAGTAATGGAGAACTTCAGCCATACGTTCACACCTGTTAACGGACAGACGCTTGATGGCACATTCGACCTTGTTGCAGTTAAACTGAATCTCTCAGACTATTCCTGCGGTACAGATAAGGGTGGCGAAATCAATTCCTTCGACCAGTTCGACATTGATTACAACCAGAACAAGTATCTGATGGAAACACGTATGAGTGGCTGCCTTACGAAGTACCATTCCTGCCAGTCCTTCTGGAAAGCACAGGAAGGTGCTGCTCCCGACGGCCAGGACTAATCTCTAGAAAAATCAAAATGGATTAAAACATGAGGCGTTGGCACGGTGTAATCGGATTCTCTCTTTCGACTGAATCGAAACCAGACGTTTGGACTAACGAAATTGTTGAGAGAACATACTACGGAAACGTAGAGACAAATAGTCGAAGGTGGCAGAATACGCAACAGCTCAATGACAATTTAACATTTAGCAATCAGATTTCAATTATTGCTGATAAATTTGCCAAAGCCAACCTTCAGGCTATGAAATACATTATTTTTGAGGGCGTGAAGTTCAAGATATCTGACTGTCAGATAGAATGGCCACGCCTTCTTTTATCGTTGGGTGACTTGTATACAGAGGAGGAGACTAATGAGTAGTCCTTCGTATTCTGAGAAAAGACGTTACGAGTTCAGCGATTTGCTGAAAAAAGTAACTGGTATTACCACCACTTACTACCAGCCACCTGAATCTATAAAAATGGTATACCCTTGTATCGTATACGAAAAGGCACGTCCGTTTGTAGCAAAAGCAAACGATCACGCATATTTGACAATGCAGGCATATGACGTTCAAGTAATATGCAAAGATCCTGATAATACATATGCTGAAAAATTACTAGATGCGTTTTCTTACGCGTCGTTTGGCAGCCGTTTTGTATCGGACAATCTATATCACGATAATCTAACTATCTATTATTAATGGAGGATAACTAGTACATGACTAGAATTAAATGGGACGAGACCGGCAGTCGTCTTTATGAAACCGGTACTAAAATGGGCGTTATTTATCTGGAAGATACAAACGGTACATACCCGAAAGGTGTTGCTTGGTCTGGTCTTACAGGCGTAACAGAATCACCGTCTGGTGCAGATGAGTCAAAGATTTATGCAGACGACATGATTTATCTTAGCCTTCGTGCAGCAGAAGAATTTGGCGGAACAATTACAGCATATACGTATCCTGACGAATTCTCTGAATGCAATGGTGAAGTGGAATATGCAAAGGGTGTATACGTAGGTCAGCAGACAAGAAAGCCTTTTGGTTTCTGCTATCGTACTGTCCTTGGTAACGATACACAGAAGAACGATTACGGTTATAAACTCCATATCGTCTACAACGCTACTGTATCTCCGTCAAGCAGAGACTATAAGACAGTTAATAACGATCCCGAGGCAATTGAATTCTCCTGGGAGTTTGCTACGACACCGATCGTTGTTGAAGGAGTTAAACCTGTAGCACACCTTGAGATTAACTCTAAGACAGCTGATCCGACAAAACTCACTCAGCTTGAAAATATTCTTTACGGAACCACTGATACAGAGAATCCGGAAAATGACACAGAAGCACGTCTTCCGCTTCCTGCAGAAATTCTCAAGATCATGGGTGCACCCGCGTCAGCTGCTACACCTGGAACATCAGGTAACTAATAATAACTAAATCGAAAGGAGATTAAAATGTTTTGTAAGAAGATTACATTTAAAGACTTCATGGGTCAGGAGAGAACCCAGGATTTTTGGTTTGGCTTGACCCAGACTGATATTACGAGGCTCGACACTGTACTTCCTGGCGGGCTTAAAGCAAAACTCGAAGGTGTAATGGCCAGAAAAGATGGTCAGGAGATTATGGACACTTTCGATATGTTGATTGAAAAGTCATATGGTGTTCTGTCAGACGACGGTATCCACTTCAGGCATTCTCCAGAGATTGCTGCGGCTTTTATGGACACAAATGCATACGACAGGTTCTTCGTTGAGCTCGTAACAGACCCTAATGCTGCTGCAGAATTTGTAAACGGTATTATGCCGCCGGAATTTGAGAAGATTCTCAAAGAAAACGAAAAAAACAGATTAGCCGAAGTAGTTAATAGTGCTGCGAATTGAGATTCCAAGCATAACGATGTGGAACGAAGCTGAGGAACGTTTTTACAAATTACACGCTCAAACGCTTACGCTCGAGCATTCGTTAATCTCAGTTTCAAAATGGGAAGCTAAATGGCATAAACCATTTCAGTCAACTGAGAAAAAAACAAATGAAGAGACGCTTGATTACATTCGATGTATGACTTTGTCGTCAAACGTTGACCCTTATGTTTATTACTACATCCGATACGACAAAAAAATATTGCGCCAAATAAATGATTACATTGCTAATCCGATGAGCGCAACAAAAGTTGAATCGAAAAAACGAGAACCTAAAACTGGTCAGTATATGACATCAGAACTTATCTATTCATATATGATCGATTTTGGCATACCGTTTGATCCTTGCGAAAAATGGCATTTTAATCGCTTAATCAAACTTATCGAAGTAAGAGACGCTCAGAACAGTAGCGGAGTGAATAAAATGTCAAACAGAGAAGTAGCAAAAATGTACAGCGAATTAAACAAAGCCAGAAGGGCTAAGTTTCATTCAAAAGGTTAATTCGTATAGAGGTTACTTTCTTGATAGTAAGTAACCTCTTTTAATTTTGAAATCAAAATGGAGGTCAGTATGGGCACTGTCAGAATAACCTCGAAGGGCAACTTTAAGAAAACTAGGAAGTTTTTTAAAAGTATGCTTGCTAGAGAACACATGAAACAGCTAGAAATGTACGCTGAATTAGGTGTATCGGCTTTGTCTGCTGCTACTCCAGTGGACACGGGCGAAACAGCTTCGTCATGGGGCTATACAATCGAGGAAACGAAAAAGGGCATATCTATAGTGTGGACAAATTCAAACGTAAACGAGGGTGTACCTATAGCCCTAATACTACAGTATGGTCACGGAACTGGAACTGGTGGGTATGTTAAGGGTAGAGATTACATAAACCCAGCGATTCGACCGATATTTGACAAAATTGCCGAGAAAGTTTGGAATGAGGTGAAGAACGCATGAGCTCAGTAGATCAGCGAGTGGTTGAGCTCGCATTCGAAAATGACGATTTCGAACGAGGCATAAAAAAGTCTATGGACTCTTTAGACGAGTTCGACAAGAAATTAGATTTTCAAAACTCGACAAGAGGGTTCGGTAAATTAGCAAGTGCGGTGAGAGATGTAGATTTCTCATCAATGACAAACGGAATCATGACTGTGCAGAAGTCGTTCTCAGCGTTGGAGATTGCTGCATATTCAGCCATAAACAATATTACAAATAGGTTTGTTAATGCTGGAATAAGAATTGCAAAAAACTTGACAATTGGTCAGGTCATGTCTGGCTTTAATAAATACACTGAAAAAACAGAAGCAGTACAGACGATAAGCGCTGCGATGCCAGAAAAGAGCCTTGAGAGCATCTATAAAACGATGGAAAAACTTATGTGGTATTCAGACGAAACCTCATATAGTTTTACAGAAATGTCAAACGCAGTGGCAAAATTCGTTGCCAATGGTGTAGATCTCGACAAAGCAGCACAGCAGATGCAGGGTGTAGCAAACTGGGCAGCGGCTTCAGGTGTTAATCCCAGTAGGGCTTCTGGTGCATTCTATAACCTTTCCCAGGCAATGGGTATGGGATATTTAGGAACTGCAGACTTTAGATCAATCGAACTTCTTAATATGGCGACCGCACAGTTTAAAGAGATGGCTGTGAGTATTGCCGAGAAAATGGGGACCATCACAGAAGAGGGACTCAACGAAGAAGGAAAGATGCAGTATCGATCGAAGGCGAATGCTAATAGTAAGACTGAGCACTTATTTACAGCAGAGCAAATGAGATCGTTCCTATCAGAAAAATGGTTTGACAGCGATGTCATGCAGGCTGTATTTGGTAAATACGGCAAGTATACAGACCAGGTCAAGGACCTAGCAGATGCCACAGGAATCTTAGGCTGGCAAGCAGAAGAATTATTAGCCGCTTATGCTGATGGCGGACAGGAACAGTTCCTAAAGACTGCTAAAGAACTAGAAATCAACGAAGGTCTTTTAAATAAGAAGCTTAAAGACAACGAGTATATTCTTGATTCAAATGAATGGCAAACACATAAAATGGTTCAAATCCTTGAAAAAGGAACGGAAACTATTGATGGTGTTACACTCAGCGTTGAAGACGCACAAAAAATCGTCGATGCTTATGGCGAAAGCGGATACGATGCTGCTATAAAAGTCGCAGACGGATTTGGTGTGACCAGAGAACAGATGGGGCTGATTACTCAGTATTTGGATAGACAAAACGACGAAGTCGGAAGAACTGGGTATGAGCTGGCGTCAAAATCAAAAACGTTTAGAGACGCTATGGACGCAGCAAAAGATGCTGTTAGCACCAAATGGTCTGTTATATTTGAAAATATTTTTGGTAAATTAGACGAAGCCATAAACTTTTGGTCTGACTTCGGCGACATGATACTTGATATTTTCACGTTTGGATTGCCCAGCCTTGGTAGTATTACCGAGGGGTTTTCGAGCGAAGATTTCCAGATAAGTATCGGATTTGACGACGAGGGCGTCGAACAGTTCATGACAGGCAGAGATCTGTTGATCGAAGCCTTGAATAACGTTTATAAAAATTTCATTAACATTAGAGGCGTAGCTGTTGACGCTTGGAACGATATTTTCTATCCTGGCATGGATGAAGAAGAAATACTTACTGCTAGAACCAAGGCGTTAGTTAATTTTGCTAATAATGTTAAAAATGTAACAGATAAACTAAAGCTTTCTGAAGACGAACTGCAGAATCTTAGATCTACGTTCGGCGGTGTCTTAGCTATATTTGACATGGCAGGAAAGATATTTAGTAGAATCTTTAATTTTATTCTTCCAGGTTTTTCCACAGGACGAAAGATGGGTGACGCTATTTTGTCACTTACGGCTAACTTTGGTAAAACGTTGCAAGATATTGATGCTAATTTTGATAGCACAATAGACGGCATCATAGAAGGAATAAACAACTTTCTAAAGGCTTTACATCTTCCGACACTTGATGGGTTCAGAGATAAGATCCTCGGACTGTCAGATGTATTTATTAATTTCACCGATTATCTGAAACTATTGAAAGATGGTATCCTGAACTTTTTTGGTGATGTTGCACAAAGACTTGGTAGTTCTTTCACGGCTATTACTGAGTTCTTTGGTAGAATGTTTGCGGCCAAAGAAAAAGAAGATTCTTTCAGTCCGGATGAAAAAAGCATCTCCATGTGGGAGCGTCTTGTTCAGATATTTCAATCGCTTGGCGGTTGGGTGTCTGAAAAAGGAGCACTTGTTTGGACATGGCTCCAAAATACTTTGGGAAAAGCAAAAGACTACTTAGATACGCTCGATATGGAGAAAATTGCTGCCAATTTCAAAGCGATTACTAGCGGTCTTCTTGGACTTGTCAGCATAAAAGGTGTCTCAAATCTTAGCAAGTTGTTTGGCAACGCGGCTAAACAAATTGACCCGAATAAATTTAACTTAATGGAATTTACTAAGTCAATTCCACTTTTTGAGAAACTTAAAAAGGCACTACCTACAGAGCTTAATCTTAATATTCCAGGTCTTAAGGACACATTAAACGCGTTGACTGGGCAGCTGAAAGCAATGCAAGCTCAAATCAATGTCGAAACTATAGGAAAAATAGCTGACGCAATCATAAAGATTGCAGGTGCGATATTTATTGTTGCGCTTATTGATCCTAGTCGTGTTTTGCAAGTTGTTGGGGTTTTAGGTGCAATTACTGGAGTCCTCATTGGCATGATGGACTTTTTAAGTAAGGTACCATCAACGTCCCCAGTAGGCGGTGGAAAGAAGAGCCTGGTCGATAACGTTTTAGATAGAATTTTACCAGAAAGTACTGGTGCATTTGCTAAACTCGGAGCGATTGCTAACTCTATGCTTGAGATGGCAGCTGCAGTTTATATTATTGGTTTAGCAGTAAGTAAACTAGCCAGCATACCGGAAGAAGATTTGGCCAGGTCTGTGATTGCTATCAGTACTCTTATGGGTGTAATGGCAGTATTTGCTGTTCTTGTGCAAAAGACATTTGCAGCTGGATCTGCAAAAAAGAATGAGCAAGGCGCTGAATCAGCTAGTAAAGTAATGCTTTCGATGCTTGGCATGGCGTTAGCAGTCAGATCGCTGGCTATTTCAGTGGCAATATTATCGTTCATTGATCCTCAACGTATGTGGAATTCCGTAGGTGCTATTGCAGCGCTTGTTGGGGTAATGGGCTTGTTATCGGTTGCTTTGTCCAGAATTGAATCCGGCAAAAAAGCACTTGCTGGCGCCGCTGCGCTTGCCGCTATCGCACTTGCAATAGTTCCAATGATGTTAGCTTTCGCAGTAATGTCTCTTGGTGATCCGACGAACATGCTATATGCGACGATGGAGATAGGGATATTAGTCACAGTGTTTGCAGCATTGGTTTCGTCTTTAGCAAAGATAAAATCTGGTCCAAAGGCTATAGCAGGCGCAATGGCATTGGGAATGGTTGCAACTAGTATTGTTCCAATGATGTTATCCCTTGCTGTACTGACGCTTGTAGATCCAACAAGACTGATGTATACCGTCAGTGAAATAGGTATACTAGTCACGGTGTTTGGAACGATAGTGTCGTTATTAGGTAAGCTAGACTCTGGCGGAAAGGCCGTTCTAGGTGCAGTTGCGTTATCTGCAATCGCACTTGCGATCGTGCCGATGATGTTGGCGTTTGTTGCTATGGCAAAGGCTGACCCAACAAGTATGCTATACGTAACAATGGAGATTGCTACGTTGATCAGCGTTTTCGGTGTGGTAGTCTCAATCCTAGGCAGCATGAAGTCTGTTACCAAAGCATTGCTTGGTGCGGTTGGTATATCTGCAATAGCGTTAGCGCTCGTGCCGATGCTGTTTGCGATAAAGGCCATGGCAAAAGAAGACCCAACGAACATGTTATATTCTACGATGGAAGTATCAATGCTGTTGGTAGCGTTCGCTAC